CTGCGTTAGATAGTTTACAAGGACGCGGCCCAAGCCAAATCTTTACACCAGTTGTTAGTTTACCAGAATTAGAATCTCTAGTTTATAATTGGACATTCTTTGAAACAAATATTCATTCACGTAGCTATAGTCATATTATTCGTAATATCTATAATGTACCCAAGGAAGTATTCAATACAATCCACGAGACGAGTGAAATTGTAGATATGGCCAGTAGTGTAGGCAAGTACTATGATGACCTGCATCATTTAAATTGCGCTAAAGAATTAGGACAAGAAGTTCCTGAAAGCACACATATCCGTGCAATTTGGATGGCACTACATGCAAGCTATGCACTAGAAGCGTTTCGCTTTATGGTTAGTTTTGCTACGAGTCTTGCTATGGTAGAGAACAAGATCTTTATTGGTAACGGTAACATTATCAGTTTGATCCTGCAAGACGAACTACTACACAAAGGCTGGACAGCATTTTTAATTAATCAAGTGGTCAAAGAAGATCCACGCTTTGCACAGGCCAAACAAGAGTGCGAAGAGGAAGTATACAAACTATATATGGATGTTATCCGAGAAGAAAAAGATTGGGCTACTTATTTGTTTAAGCTAGGTCCAGTGATTGGTTTAAATGCAAACATCCTGCGTGATTTTGTTGATTACACAGCAGTTGGAGCATTAAAAGAAATTGGTATCAAATATCAAGCTACTGCTCCTAAATCAACTCCAATTCCTTGGTTTAACAAACACGTTAACACCAGCAGTAAACAAACTGCACTACAGGAAAGTGAATCAACTAACTATGTTATCGGAGTCATGAGTGATGTGCTTGACTACGATGAATTACCAACATTATAAGGAATAAAATGAAAGCTATTGTATGGAGTAAAAACGCCTGCCCATTTTGTGTACAGGCCAAAGCCTTGCTAGAAATGAAAGGTATCGAATACGAAGAACGCAATGTTCAAACAACCTGGACCAAAGAGCAGTTATTAGAAGCTGTACCTACTGCCAGAACTTTACCACAGATATTTTTAGACGATAATTACATAGGCGGGTTCACAGAACTCAAAAAACATTTCGAAAAGGTATAATATGTTAATTAACAAAGGCGTAGCATCAGGTGAAGTTGTAACAATTAAAACAACTGCGGGCGAAGAGATTGTCGCTAAACTAATAGAAGAAACTGCAACGAGTATCAAAGTAGCAAAACCGTTGGTGTTGACCGCAAGTCAAAAAGGCATAGCTTTAGTTCCCTTTTTGTTTACTACAGAGCCAGAAGCAGATATTGAAATATTTAAAGGCACAGTAATGGTACTAGCCCCAACGGGTAAAGATGCCGCAGATACTTATATTCAAAATACCACCGGCATTAAGCTAGTATAAATATTGTTTTAGGACTTTATTATGCCATTTATTCCATCAAATCCACCACTTGATCCAATGGGCGCACAAGCTATGGCTATGCCTATATTGGTAACCAGTTCTGGCGTAACAACAATAAATGGCTTTACTTATGATCCTACATTTCCATTATTAAATATTGCAGTAGAGTTACAGGCAATACAAGCGGCATTGAATGGCGGAGCAGGCGGACAAGATGTGCAACCTGGGTCAATTTCAGCAATTGGCGGCGCAACAGGAAAAACCCTAGCTGAGATCAAAGGCGATTTAAATCAGTTACACGTTAGTGTTGACAAATTATCAACAGCAGTGTTACAAGCCGCTGACATTGTGAATAAAGCAATCACTGCTAGTACAGGTTTCCAAGCAACTGCACTTGCTATACAGCAGATGGCTCTAGCTGATCAAATTAAACATAATCAATTTGTGCAAACTACGACCAATACTACTAGAACAGAAGCTAACTTACCTATTGTAGAAGTTAAAGACGACGCCTATACTAAACAGGTATCAGGAGCCGCAACCGACGTCGGTACGCTAACGGCACAAGCAACTGCTGGTAATTTGATAACATCGGCTGTTACCAATGCCGCAACTACCGCAGTAGGGTTAGGTAAAACATTACTCGCATCAACAAGTACCGGCGCAGATTTATTAGCCCAGATTACCGCATGGCAGAAGAGTGCTACTACTTTTGTAAGCGATAAAATTGCCGCAGGTAATGCAAGTGTGGCAAAAGCAACGGCCAGAGCAGAAGCGGCATCTACTGCGCCTGCTTCAGGCGGCCCACCAACACCAACCATTATCAAATAATATATGGCTGATAGAGGCGTAGCTAGAAAAAGTGATTCAACAACTGAAGGGCTAATTACTTCAGGCACTACCACTGTCATAATTGAAGATAAACTAGTTGCAGTAGAAGGACTTTCGGTAGATTCAAAAGGCGCAAACGTACTAAGTCATTCATCAACTGTATTTGCCGAGGATAAAGGTGTAGCAAGATTATCGGATTCTATGAGTAATGGACATTTGATATCTTCTGCTAGCCAAACTGTATTTGCAGGTTAATCAATACGATTGACTATTACTGTAGATAATGCTAAATTACAACTGTAGTTCAACAAAGGAGATTTTATGAGCACAAACAAATATTCAGAGTTTACCAAAATCGTAGAAGAAATGGAAGCAGATTTTGAAAAGTTTTACGATAAAGGTGTAAGCGCCGCAGGTACTCGTGTACGTAAACATTTGCAAGAATTGGCTAAAACCTGCAAAGAAACTCGTAACGATGTTACAGCAGTTAAAAACGCTCGTAAAGAAACAAAATGAAATCCAAGCTAATCATTAGTTCAATTTTTGCCAGTATTTTGGCATTAAGTGCTCTATTTGCTTATACTTCAGATGCTCATGCGGAAGGATGGCATCACGGTGGCGGACACTATGTCTATCGCCCAGGCTACGGTTGGGTAGTACCAGCAGTAGTCGGTGGAGTTATTGGATATGAAATCGGTCGACCACGACAGCCCGATGTAGTTATAGTTCAACCTCAACCGGTAGCACCTCCTCCAGCCGCACCCTATTGGCCACAACCAGCTGGCTATCATTGGGAAGCTATATTAGATGCTGGATGTAACTGCTACAGAACAGTTCTAGTACCAAACTAAAATGGCTTACTCAGACAAGGTTATTGATCATTATGAAAATCCGAGAAATGTAGGATCTTTTTCAAAAGACGATCCTACAGTCGGTACTGGCATGGTTGGTGCACCTGCCTGCGGTGACGTCATGAAATTACAAATAAAGGTAGAAGATGGTATTATTAGAGATGCTCGTTTCAAGACATACGGATGTGGTTCCGCAATCGCTTCTAGTTCACTCGTTACAGAGTGGGTCAAAGGAAAAACTCTTGACGAGGCGAGAAGTATTAAAAACAGCGACATCGCCGAAGAGCTGGCTCTTCCACCTGTTAAAATCCATTGCTCAATCCTCGCAGAAGACGCAATAAAGGCGGCAATCGATGATTACCGTAACCGACACAGCCAGTAAAAAAATTAAACAAAACTTAGAACGACGAGGTAAAGGCGTCGGCATTCGTGTTGGTGTAAGAACAACTGGCTGTAGTGGACTAGCGTATGTGCTAGAATATGTAGACAAATACGAAGCAGAAGTTGGTATGACAAATTACGCTCACAATGATTTCTGCGTATTAGTTAGTCATAAAGATGAACCGTATCTTACTGGACTAACTATAGATTGGGTCCGGAATGGACTTAACGAAGGATTCGAATTTACCAATCCAAACGAGCGTGACCGTTGTGGATGTGGCGAAAGTTTTCGAGTATAATCCCTGATTGACATAGTTCAAAATTTACTGTATACTAGCAGTACTGTTATAACTTTTGGAGAATATTTTGAGTATGCACTTGCTACCGCCTATGTATTCAACTACAGGCAAAAAGAAAGGCAAAAAGAAGTTTGCTTCGGCAGAACATGCTAGAAAGGCTAGAGAATTGGACGAAAGTTGGAAAGAATTGCTCAAACGTCAAGGTATTGAACAAGAAAATAAAAAACGTGCCCGTGCTATGAGTGCAGGTAGTTTGATGTCCACTGGATACAGTTTGACTATTCCAGAAGGTCGTAACACCACAGCTCATATCAAGAGCAGAGATACAGGCGGAGGCAATGCTACGCTAGCACCAGCCAAAGTCTACACAGGAACTAAAGTAAAAGGTATTGCAACCATGCATAAAAGCAACGCAGTGCCGGTTTTTAGTGATGAACAGGCAGTAGATATCTCCCGAATGAGGAGATAAATAGTGCCCATTCAAAATAATAGTATATTACCTGGTTACTCAGATGATAACTATATATTGCACCCAAAAGTTTTGGGACATAAAAAGGCTAACTTAAGGAGAAACGGAAACAGCCAAACATTAACCAATGACGGTACTAGCGATACCTCATCCAGCGTAAAGGAGAAAACAATGATACGCATTATCAAAATAGCAGTAAACTTATTGGTAGCAATAAGTATATTAGCAGTAGCACAAGTAGCAGTTTCGAAAAAATTCGAAACACTCAAACAATCTCGCACAGAAGCGAGTCCAGTTACAGCCCAAATGAGACAAACACAATTGGATTGTCTAGCTCGTAACATTTACTATGAAGCAGGCTATGAACCTTTCGAAGGTAAAGTAGCAGTTGCGCAAGTCACTATAAATCGCACCGAAAGCGGAGAATTCCCAAGCGATATCTGCGGTGTAGTTTATCAAAAAAATATTGTATACCAAAAAGTATTTTGCCAGTTTAGCTGGTACTGTACTGCCGCTGGTAGCCAGAAGCCCATGAACGGCCCTGTGTATACAGAAAGTATGGAAGTAGCCAAAAAAGTATTGTTAGAAGGATTCCGTTTAAGAGACCTAAACAATGCGCTATATTATCATGCAGATTACGTTAACCCTGGCTGGGGCAAGAAACCCATAGCCAAAATTGGACATCATGTCTTTTATCACTAAGGAAAAATTATGAACACAGCAGTAATTTTACAAACAATTAAGTCTAAAATACATGATTTATTTGATCTAGATTTATGGGTTAAAAACATCAAAGAACATGCTCCGCATGTAAGTGCAGAAACAATGGGTTGGGTAGCAGTTATTCTAATGCATCTAGCCACTGTTCCTACGCTTTTAGCAGTCCTAACAGGACTAACTGAAAAAATGCCCCCTGTAGATCTAGTATTGTTTGCATGGGCTGGATTGTTTTGCTTTTTTATCAAAGCCGCTATTCAAAAGGACTTTTTAAATATTGTAACCATTGGATTTGGCTTTTTTGTACAAGCTGGCTTAATGGCTATGATTATTTTCAAATAATTTGCAATCTCAATAGCCTCTGTGTATAATGAGCATTAGAGGCTATTTACAGATAAATACCTAATATACATAGGAGCCCATCATGGCCGGATCAGGATTTAATTTAGACTCAAACCAGTTATCACCAGGCGTTTATCGCGTGGTTATCACTACAAATACAACAAATTACCCAATAGCTACGGGTAATACTAACGGCGGCGGTGTTTGGCCATACGATTGGAACAATACAGCGTATACAAACGGTTCAACTTTAACTGCCGCTCAAGCCCTAACATTAGCACAGGGTAACTTACGTTGGCAAGCTATTCTTGACAATTTGTCAAACATAGCAGATTGCCGTATCTATGACATCGTAGTTTCAGTAGCTAGTGGTGTTAATACAGACGCAACTAACCAACCAAGCGGTGTTGCGTTCACAATCGAATTCCAACGTGATTATTTCATTCTTGGCGAATGGAACAAAGTTTTAGCTTACAACGGTGCTACTAGTGCTGGTGTAACTTTTACTAATGCTGATGGTACAACAGGTACTGCATATTACAGTATCAATGCTGGTGGAACAACACAAGCAATTACTTCAACAGCACTAGCAATCCAGGATTTGGTTACTACAGGTATCGTACGTGGTAGCACAACTGGATATAAGCGTACATGGCGTGTTTGGAGCCCAACAATCGGCGACACACAGGTTAATGTTACAATCACTCAACCTTGCGTTCCAGTAACTGCATTTGGTACTGTAGCAGTAACACAGATCAGCGGTACAACATTAGCTGGAAGCCCACTATAATAGAAAGAATAGGATGATATTAGCGTATCTACTACTACTAACAGGTTTAACAATATCGGCGGTCGCAATCTACTACTCAGTAGTGGGTTTGACCGCTATATTTTCTGCCGCAGTAATTCCAATTATCATCATGGGGTCAGCTCTAGAAGTTGGCAAACTTGTCTGCGCCTCTTGGCTAAAGGCAAATTGGGAACGAATTCCACGTTTTATGAAAATCTACATGAGCATAGCAGTAGTAGTGCTGATGTTGATTACCTCTATGGGTATCTTTGGATTCCTATCCAAAGCACACAATGATCAAAACCTAGTGTCAGGTGATGTGCAGTCAAAGATAGCAATCTATGATGAAAAGATTAAGACTGCAAAAGAAAACATAGAAGCTGATCGTAAACAACTTAAACAGATGGACGAAGCTGTAGATCAGATCATGGGTCGTTCATCAGATGAAAAAGGTGCAGACAAAGCCAATGCAGTTCGTAAGAGTCAGCAACGTGACCGTGCTAGTCTAGCCAAAGATATCGAAACACAGCAAAAACTTATTTCTAGTCTTAACGACGAAGCCGCACCTATACGAGCAGAGAATAGAAAAGTTGAAGCTGAAGTAGGCCCAATCAAATATATTGCCGCCTTCCTATATGGTACTGCACCAGACGCAGGCATGTTGGAACAAGCAGTAACATGGATTATCATCCTTATTGTTATTGTGTTCGATCCGTTGGCAGTTATTATGTTGTTGGGCGCACAGATGACATTTGGTTGGGCAAAAGAAGAACAAGAAAAAGTTGATGAGCCTACTATACAAGAGTTAGATACTTTTGTGGGCGAGAAACCTACTCCAGAAGAATTAGAAGTACATCCAGATGAAGGCACAGTTGAAGAAACTGTTACCGCAGATTCGACTGCAACTATACCGGATGAAGAAATACCATTTCCAACGACTGGTGCCATTCCAATTGAAGCATGGAATGCTATGATAGCAGAAGCTGAGGCAGAAGCTGAGGCAGAAGCAAAAGCTAAAGCAAAGGCCGCTGAGGTGGAACCTGAAGTAGAACAGCCAGTTGAAGAACCTAAATATCAAATTCTTCCAGAACTGCAAGAACATATCGACTCCACTGTTGAAGAACGTGTAGCACGTGGTGAATCTTATATTGATACTGACGGAGCAGAAGTCAGTTTAGAAGACGAAGATTCAAAAAAAAAGAACTACATGATCAAGGACCTTTTGGGAAGGATACAAGTAAAGAACCGTTCCTAGGCGGTTATGTTCAAAACGAAGAACAACAGCCAGGAAATACCATTTGGGCTAGAATACAGGAAAGATTACATTCTAGACCAGTGGATCAATTATATAAAGAGTACAGCGATCACAAGTTTGCAGATATTATAGTTGATAAAAACACAGAGCCAGAGTTGTACGCATTTGTAGAACAAACTAAAAAATTGGGGCCGCAGTTTAGCGATTACCCAGAAGACAAAATAGCATACTTTGAAGAGCGAATACATGAACTTAGGAAAAATTAATTTGATAACTCCTCCCGACAAATTGTTTAATTTGAATTTGGGTTATCTTTTAGTCAAACCATCATTGCATGTCAAACAGCAATTTCAAACTATATTAAGTCATAATATAGAAGAAATTAACGTGTTCATGTACGATGATTGCGAACACGATATAGATTGGTTATTAAGTGTGGCCAATCAATGTGATGTCACTATCATAGACATTGACAACTGTGATCCAACAACTAAATTGTTTGTCACCTATTTGTTGGCACAACCAAACACACACTACATAACTAATGACGAATTCACGCCATACGGTTTGATCAATAAAAATCGAATTTATGATTTAGATTGGATTGTAGCTCAAATGACCAGTGAAGGCGAAGAGGGACAGGATGACGCAGATTAATAAAAGATATGATGGTAGTAAAGTAACTGTTAAAGATCACGAAAACATTACACAAGCACTACGTAGATTTAAAAGAAAGATTGAAGATAACGGTCTTTTAGAAGAATTACGTTCTAGAGAGTTTTACGAAAAACCAACCACTGAACGTAAACGTAAAAAGAGTGCGGCCAAAAATCGATACAAGAAAAAACTCGAAAAAGAGCAATTACCTAAAAAATTATATTGACATTTTAAATTAATCCTGTTATAATAGTTGTATGAATACAGATATTATGATTGATTTAGAAACGCTCAATACCACTCCGGATGCAAGTATACTCACTATTGGTGCAGTAAAGTTTGATCCGTTTGGTAAAGAACTTCAAGAACCTACAATGGATAGTTTCTACGTAAAAGTAGATTTAGACAGTTGTGATAGAATTGGACTAACCACTAACGATGATACTATTGCGTGGTGGGCCAATCAAAGTAAAGAAGCACAAGAGGCGGCATTTGATCCTGAAGGTCGTATAGACATTGAAGAAGCATTTGCCCAGTTATATAAATTTTGTTGGGGAGCCAAACGTGTCTGGTCAAATGGTAGTTGTTTTGATATTATTATCTGTGAACATGTTTTTCGCAAAATTAACAGAGCCATTCCTTGGAAGTTCTGGGAAGTGCGAGATGTGCGTACAGCATTCGATCTTGGGATTAATCCACAACGCCCGCCTGTAACAGCTCACCATGCATTAGAAGATGCTTGGAATCAAGCAGTAGGAATACAAAATGTCTACAATACTCTCAGAACTAGCACAACTAGCGGTGGCACTTACATCGCTCCCTTCGCCAATCAAAGGTAATAATATGAATAGTCAAGAACGTGAAGTAATGAACATTCTCAGTGAAGAATGTGCAGAAGTAATCCAAGCAATTAGCAAGTGTCATAGATTTGGTATTGATAATCTTAAGCCAGGTAAGCCAAAGACTAACCGAGAACACTTGGAAGAAGAACTAGGCGACTTGTATGCCATGATTGAAATTTTACAAGAAATGGATGTTGTTAGTTGGACCAACATTGAACAAGCCGCACTAAACAAACGTGAAAAACTTAAGAAATGGTCGACTATAGAAAACTTATAATCCTGTTTGGATTATTTGTTAGTTCTATTAGTTACTCTTTTGCATGGCCCACTGTCACAGCTAAAAGTTGGTTAGTATCCGATGAAGCTGGCAATATAATCCAAAGTTCCAATCCTGATCAACAGCGTAGTATTGCTAGTATAAGCAAACTTATGACTGTTATGATTGTGTTGGACCGCCAGCAGGATCTTAACGAATCTATCGGACCGTTTACTAGACAGCAACTAATAGACATGGCCCTGGTTAAATCGGATAACAAAGCCGCTCAAGATTTATGTAGCGGATATCCGCAGGGAAGAGATTTTTGTGTTCGTGCTATGAATGCTAAGGCTAGAGCACTGGGCATGACTAATACTAGTTTTTTAGAGCCTACAGGACTCAGTGTGATGAACACTAGCACAGCAAGGGATTTAATTAAACTTGTGCAAGCCGCCAGTTTATATCCAGAAATTAATCGTGCCGCTGAAACTAGCGAGATTAAAATAAAAATACGTAAGAAATGGATTATATTTCACAATACAAACCCCATCATAGGCAAAAGGCATAAATTTATAGTAAGCAAGACGGGTTATATTAATGCCTCGGGTGGTTGCATAGTTATGATGCTTGATACTGATATTGGACGTAGGATCGTAGTAGTCCTGGGTAGTAAAAATACCCATACACGTATTCCTGAAGCAGAATTCATTGCTCAAAGATACGCAGATTAGAAATGTCAGAGATAAATAATTATGTGCTAGAACGCCGAAAGGGTTTAGTACAACGGGCAAGGTGCCCACAATTACTCGCTTAATTAAAGGAGAATATTATGAGTAAAATCATCGGTATCGATTTAGGTACAACAAATAGCTGTGTAGCAATTTTAGAAAACGGAGTTGCTAAAGTAATCGAAAACAGCGAAGGTGCAAGAACAACACCATCAATCATTGCATATACAAAGGACGAGATCCTAGTAGGTGCAACAGCAAAACGACAAGCAGTCACAAATCCAAAGAATACAATTTACGCAAGCAAGCGCCTTATTGGTCGTAAGTTTGACGAAAAAGAAGTACAAAAAGACATCGACTTGATGCCATACCAAATTATCAAAGCTGATAACGGTGATGCATGGATTCAAGTTAACGATGACAAATTGGCTCCACCACAAGTGTCAGCTGAAGTACTTCGCAAAATGAAAAAGACAGCAGAAGACTATTTGGGTACAGAAGTTACTCAAGCAGTTATCACTGTGCCTGCTTACTTCAATGATAGCCAACGTCAAGCGACTAAAGATGCTGGACGTATTGCTGGACTAGAAGTTCTACGTATTATCAACGAGCCAACAGCGGCTGCTCTAGCCTACGGTGTTGATAAAACAGATAAGAAAGATCGCAAGATTGCTGTATACGACTTAGGTGGTGGTACATTTGATATTTCAATTATTGAAATTGCCAACATCGATGGCGACAAACAAATTGAAGTTCTATCAACAAACGGTGATACATTCCTAGGCGGTGAAGACTTTGACCAAGTACTAATGGACTACCTAGTTGATGAATTTAAGAAAGACAACGGAATCGATCTTAAAGCAGACGTACTAGCACTACAACGTCTAAAAGAAGCCGCAGAAAAGGCCAAGATTGAATTGTCATCTGCACAATCAACTACAGTTAATTTACCATACGTAACAGCAGATGCAAGTGGTCCTAAGCACTTGAACGTTACTATCAGTCGTAGCAAATTTGAAGCAATGGTTGAAGATTTGATTCAACGTTCAATCGAGCCATGTAAAACAGCTATGGCAGATGCTAAGGTATCAGCCGGCGACATCGACGAAGTTATCCTAGTTGGTGGACAAACACG